CCCCCATAGCGGCGTAGAGGTTTAAACATGGCAACGTATAGCACTAATTTGGCATTGACCCTTTTGGCGACCGGCGAAGGCGCGGGTACTTGGGGTAATACCACCAACACGAATCTCGGTACGCTGCTGGAGCAGGCAATCTCGGGTTATGCCACGGAGTCTTTGACTGCCGGAACGACGCTGACCCTGACGATCCCGAACGGCGCAACGGGCGTGGCTCGTAACATGTACCTTGAGTTCACGGGCAACGGCAGCACGGTCATCGTGCCGTCTAACAAGAAACTCTATTTCGTCTACAACAACTGTTCGTCTGGAACCATCACGATGAAGGTGGCGGGGCAGACGGGCGTGACCGTTGCAAAAGGTGCCAAACAAATTTTGGTCTCTAACGGAACTGATGTTCAGGAAGCCATCACGCCGGGGGTTGACGGCGAAACCACTGCTTCTATTACTGCTCTAGGTGTTAATGCTGGAACGGCTTTAACGTCGGGTTCAGGAAATATCACAGTTGGTTATAACGCAGGCACTGCAATTACAACCGGGACATTCTTAACGGCTATTGGCCACAACGCTGGCGCTGCATTAACAAGCAATCTTTATACGACAATTGTAGGCGCTGAAGCCGGAAGTCAGTACGCCAAGAGTAGCAATAATTATTTTGGTTATGCTGCTGGCCGAAATATGAATTCCTCTGAAAACTGCGGATTTGGATTTCTTTCAGTTAGAGGCGATGGCGCTGGCGGAACAGGAACGGGAAATTGCGGATTTGGCAATGAAACGCTAACGCCGTTGACTACTGGAGCAAACAACACCGCAATTGGCGCTTTTGCAGGAACAACAATCACCACGGGGTCAGGAAATACTCTCGTTGGAAAAAGTGCACAAACTGGGTCAGCTAGCGCATCCAATCGAATTGTTATCGGCCAATCCGTTACTGGCACCGCAGACAACCGCATCACCATCGGCAGCAGCACTAATATTGCGGAGTTGGATCTGGACGGCAGCGACACCTCATGGGCTGCATCGTCTGATGAGCGGCTGAAAGAAAATATCCAGACCAGCAATATTGGTTTGGACTTGATCGCAAGCCTGCGCCCTGTGACCTATCAATGGAAAAAGTGCAAAGACATTGATCCTTCCGTGCCGGGTTATGTGCCGGAATATGACGATGAGGGCAAATACAACCCTCAAAGCGATGAGCGTGTACATGGCGACGGCGATAGCGTTTATCACGGGTTTATTGCTCAGGAATCTGAGGCCGCAATCGCTGCCAACAACGCTGATGTGATGCGTATGGTGAAGCAGCGCGATGATGGGATTTATACCGTGGCTCCGGCTACGCTGATCCCGGCGCTGGTCAAAGCCATCCAAGAACTCAAAGCCGAGTTCGATGCCTACAAGAGTACGCACCCATGATGACGATGGTCTCCACGTTCCTCTCTTTCTTGGTCGGTGGACTGCCCAAGATCCTCCAGATTTTCCAAGATCGGCAGGATAAGAAGCACGAGATCCAGATCCTGCAACTTCAGAAAGAACGTGAACTGGAACTTGCCGCTAAGGGGTACGCAGCACAGGCACAGGTCGAAGAGATCAAGACCGAACAGGTTGCTATCCAAGCGGCTGCTGAAGAGCGCGTGGCCCTGTACCAGCACGACATGAAGATCGGTGAAGGTGCGAGTCAGTGGGTCATTAATCTTCGCGCCAGTGTACGTCCCGTGGTGACTTATATCTTTGTGTTGGAACTTGTCATCCTCAACATGACCGGCGTCTGGTATGCGTGGAATCAAGGCACCCCGTTTGCGGTGGCGATGGATAATGTCTTCTCAGACGATGAGATGCTGATTCTGTCTTCGATTATTGCGTTTTGGTTCGGTACGCAGGCGTTTGCTAAGAAGTCGTGAAGACTAGCCCCCAAGCCATCAAGATGATCAAGCACCACGAAGGTGTGCGGGTAAAGCCGTACCGGTGCCCTGCTCATCTCTGGACAGTCGGGGTGGGTCACGTGCTGTATCCCGAGCAGGCAAAGATGCCTGTCGCTGAGCGGTTGAAGATGGCGATGAAACTTGAGGACTTCCGCATCTGGAGCATGGATGAAGTGGATAATCTTCTTGCTCAAGATCTTGGTCGGTTTGAGCGCGGCGTGGCCCGATATTGCCCTGTTGCTACTACTCATCAAGGCGTCTTCGATGCTCTGGTCTCCTTTGCTTTCAACGTGGGACTTGGGAATCTTCAGAGATCTTCTTTACGGATGAAGACTAACCGGGGCGAGTTCGACGACGCGGCTGATGAGTTTCTTAAATGGACCAAGGCAGCGGGCAAGGTGCTACCGGGTTTAGTCAAACGGCGTAACGATGAACGTGCGTTGTATCTGTCGGGAGTGGCGTAATGGCTCTACAGAAACTTGAGTTCCGACCCGGCGTCAACCGCGAGTCCACGAGCTATGCCAACGAAGGCGGTTACTACGCCTCGGACAAGGTGCGCTTCCGATCTGGCTATGCCGAAAAAATTGGCGGTTGGGCTAATTCTTCCAATACCGGAAGCACCTACGCTGGCGTTGCTCGGTTTCTGTGGAACTACGTTACGACTGACGGACTGAATCTGCTTTTCACAGGCACCAACCAGAAGGTCTACGTGGAATCGGGTGGTACCTACAACGACATCACGCCTGTCTTGGGCAGCACGAGTCTGACGCTTAACCCCTTCACCACAACGTCTGGCTCACGTTCAATTTCGGTCAATGCCACGGCGCATGGTACGTCGATTGGTACATACGTCAGTTTTACGGGTGCTTCAACGCTTACCGTGTCTTCGTCCCAGACGTTTGTAATCAGTGGTGCGTACGAAGTTATTTCTGTCCCGAGTGCGGATACGTTCACGATCTTTGCTCCGTCAATCTGCGTCTCGACAGTCACGGGCGGCGGTTCGGCTGTCGTTGCAACTTATGACATCACTGCGGGTAACGCGGTCTACACGACGCAGGTCGGTTGGGGTGGACCGCCTTGGGGATCAGGCGGCTGGGGGTCTAACGTCCCGCAAGGCGTACCGCTTCGGCTATGGTCTGGGTTTAACTACGGCAACGATTTGATCTTTGCTGAGCGTGGCGGAGAAATTTATTACTGGACGAAAGATGTTTCTACGTGGGCCAGAGCTACGCTGTTATCGACTTACGCCAACAGTATTGTCAAATTCACGACGACAGCTACGTTTCCATCTGGTACCACGACGATTACTGTCTCTGATGCAACTGGTATCAATACCGGCGCTGTAGTTTCTGGCACAGGTATACCCTCTGGCGCATATGTTCTGGCAAGTTGGAATGGTAGTTTGGCGGTGCCGATCTCAGCGGCAACAACGTCTTCGGCTACGATCACGGCAAGTTTTAGCTACGCAGGCCGACATGTTCCAACCGATACCAACGTCATTATTGACTCAGCCGTAAACAATTTCACGATTGCAATGGGCGCAAACCCGTACGATCCGACTGACTTTTCGACGACGTTTGATCCACTTCTTGTGCGTTGGTCGGATGCCGATGCGCCGTGGGAGTGGGTGCCAGAAGTCACGAACCAGTCTGGTGAACAACGTATATCGCACGGCTCTTATATCGTTGCGGTAGATAATTCGCGCCAAGAGTTATTGGTTCTTACAGACACTGCAATTTATTCCATGCAGTACCTTGGACCTCCGTTTGTGTGGGGTTTCACGCTGCTGGATCAAGACATCTCCATCATCTCGCAGAACGCGCTGCGTACGGTCAACAACGTCACATACTGGATGGGCATCGACAAGTTCTATGCTTACACAGGTCGTGTTGAGACTTTGCCTTGTACCTTGCGTCAGTACGTCTTTGGCAATATCAACCAAGCTCAAGCTGCACAGGTCACGTGCGGACACAATGAAGCCTACAGCGAGATTTGGTGGTTCTACCCGTCTGCCAACAGCGACGTTAATGATAGCTACGTCATCTATAACTACCTTGAGCGAATCTGGTATTACGGGACGTTAAACCGTTCTGCTTGGGCTGAGCATTCGTTGCGTCAGTATCCGCTGGCTGCGTTTGGTGTGCAGGTGTCTTATTTGAGCGAAGCTCTTAACAGTACGGCCACTTCTATTTCGCTGATTAATGCTTCGTCTTATCCAGAGGCAGGCACCGTACAGATCAATTCTGAAAAAATTACTTACACGGGACGTACGACGACTACGTTGACGGGTTGTGTTCGTGGGGTTGGAAATACAGTAGCAGCATCTCACGACATCGATACGGCGGTTTACATGACCGCGCCCAACCAAGTTCTGTATCACGAGTTTGGTGTCAACGACCTTTCAACCGGCACTGACGAGCCGATTGAGGCTTATATTGAGTCGTCAGATTTTGATATTGGTGATGGACATAATTTTGGTTATGTCTGGCGCATGATCCCTGACTTGACTTTTGCAGGGTCTACGGCTGAGAACCCGAGTGTAATGCTCACCGTTAAAGCGCGGCAGAACTCAGGTTCTAATTACACCCCTGCCGATGAGCCAAGCGTAACTCGCACGGCAACTATTCCGGTTGAGCAATATACAGGTCAGGTCTACACGCGAGTGCGTGGCCGTCAGATGGCGTTCCGTATTGATTCCACTGCGCTTGGCGTAGCGTGGCAGATTGGCGCGATGCGTATCGATGTCCGACCGGATGGGCGTCGGTAATGACTACTCCACGCGGCGTTACACCTCCAAGTCTTCCTGTTGCACCGAACGAGTACGAGCGGCGTTATCAGGATCAGTTTGGTAACGTCCTGCGTTTGTTTTTTAATCAAGTATCAAATCGAATTAATGCGCCGACTCCGCACGCTTCGTATTTTGATACAACGACACAGACTAATCCTGTAGCAAACGCAGTTAATTTATTTACGTATAACTCGGCTGTTTCGGATTACGAAGTAACGCGGGGGGTTCCGACTTCTAGAATTTATGTAGCCAATACCGGGGTTTATAACTTTCAGTTCTCGGCGCAGTTAGACAAGACTGGTGGTTCAGCAAGCGCCGTTTATATATGGCCTCGGGTTAATGGGGCAAACCTGCCAGATTCGGCTACTAAGATCGTGATTGACGGTCCTAACAGCGAAATCGTGGCGGCGTGGAATTTCGTGCTCGTGTTGGAAGCAGGGGACTACTTTGAGTTGGCTTGGGAATCTTCAGACACAAACGTAGTCATCCCGTACGTAGCAGCAAGCGGCAATATCCCGGCCATCCCATCGATCATCCTGACGGTAGCGTGGGTATCGAACTACGGCGCGGCTATTTATCAGGCTGCTACATGATAGTATTCGTAAAACTTGACCCCGTGGGGGAAGTATGAATGTGAATTATCCTTCAGGTGGAATTGCCTCTCTCCTGTCCGCGCAGGGCCGCGACGGGGATTCGATGCTCGTCCACATGTCCCCCAATGAAGTTCAGGGACTACAGAATCTTGCAATGGCAGCGGGCGGTAGCCTCTCCATCAACCCTGATACTGGGCTTTACGAAGCGTCATTCCTCAAGAAACTTTTGCCAACTTTGCTTGGCGTGGGGCTTTCATTTATTCCCGGTGTTGGCCCTCTCGCCGCCGCTGGCCTCGTAGGAGCCGGTGAAACCATACGTACAGGAGACCTTGGCAAAGGCTTGATGGCGGGCCTTGGCGCGTATGGCGGTGCGGGACTCGCTGGTGGATTGGCTGGTGCAGGCAGTCTTGCCAAAGCCGGTGTAGATAAAATTGCCCTACAAGAAACTTTGGGTGGCGAGGCGGCTAAGAGTACGCTTCAAGCGGCTGCAAAGCAGGCAGCACAAGAAGGTGCCAGATCCTACGGTTCTAGCATGTTGGGTGGTATTTCCGCCCTCAAGGATGCTGGCCTGAGCGCGGCTGCAAAAGGACTTGGCTCAACGCTAGGCGCGACCGGCGTTATGGGCCTTGGGTCAAACGTGATGAGCGCGATGACCCCCGACATGCAGATGCCCAAGGGTACGGACGAGGACAACCTGTATTACATCTCTGAGGGCTATGACCCTAATAAGGGCTTCCTTGGCGGACAATACGTTAAGCAATATCCCGGTTTGCCGACAGGGTACGCCGAGGGTGGCGATGTCGCTAAAGAAACGCCTAAACAAGACCTGAAGGCTTATTACCAAAGCTTGTTGGCCCCGCAGCAGGCACCCCAGCAGAATGCTGCTTTACAGCAGTACATGTCTGATCTAAA